GATTTACAGAAATTGGATAGTTCCAAGAAATGGAAACGCCCCGATGTATTAGAATGGATGTTAGAACAAAGCGAGCGTATATTGGCGACCTCAGCCAAACCCAAAGGCTTGAAAGGACAAACCACCGTGTTTGAAGGTCTTGTGGGGCAGGATGTAATGAGTGTGGCTCAGATATGCAAAAAGATGGACTGCTCCCGCTCCCACTTTGACAAAAACTTTCGCAAACCCTTCAACCTCACCAACTTTGGAATAGGCAACAAACATTATTTCAGTTGGCAGGAATTTGAGACGAAAATGAAAAGGTTAGCAAAGAATTTTAATGAAATGAAAGTGGATAAAAGTCAGCCATCGTTGAGTGTTCGCAAGCCCCGTTTCGAGAACCAAAATGTTTTTGGCAACGTGGCTGTTGCGGATGTTGAAACCAAAAAAAACAAAAATAATTCACTTAAAAATAAGAGATAGAAAAGATGGAAAATTCAACACAAAACCAAGATAAAGGCGGGAGCGATAGCCACGCGGATGTCGTCAAAAAATCAATGGAAAATAGTGCATTTTATAATAATAAAATCAATCAAATCCATCAGTTATTGATTGGATTGACGATTTCGGATGCAGAGCATATTTTATTGTGTGCAAAACACAAACTCAATGGTGCTTTTGCTAAGCATACTATTGTTACGCAAGAACTATTAGAAAAAAGTAAAACCCTTAATTCTCAAACAATTAGTGATGCTGTTTTATAATTTCTTGCAAAATTACTTCAAAATTTGTCCGATAAATTTCACGATCGGTATCGGGTTCTGTAATTTTTGCATTGTAATTTATTGCCTTAGTTTCTGCTTTGGTATCAATCAACAGTTTCAGCAACAAATCTACTTTGATTTCCAAATACTTATCCGTAGGAATGCTCGCCTTTTTAAGCATTTCATTAATAATTTCAATTTCTTTCATATTTCTACAATTTTTCTGCAAACCAATAAACTAAATTTCAATTTAACAACAACAAAATATTCACATAATCAATCACTTACCAAATAATACTATGTTAAAAGCAACCCTCATCGGGCATCTGGGAAACGATGCCCAACTCAATCATCAAACAGATTTCTGCGTCATTAATTTTAGCGTGGCGCACACGGAAAAATACACCAGCAACGGAGTACAGACCGAAAAAACAACTTGGGTAACCTGCGCCAAGTTCATTCAGTATGGGCAATCAACCAAAATCGCCGAATACCTCAAAAAAGGTACGCTGGTTTATGTGGAAGGTCGCCCAGAAGTCAATCTCTATCAACGCAAGGACGGCACTTGGAGCGCGGAATTAAAAATGACCGTCAATCATATTGAACTGTTGGGTAGCAAAAACCCTACTCAAAACGAAGCGGAAGGCGCAACTGAACACGAATACGAATCTACTAAAGTAAATTAAAATATGCACGCACACCTAAGAAAAACAAATAAACGGCTCCGGAGGCTGAAACGTAAAAAGACAATTTACATCGCGCCAGTTACAAAATCCAAAGAGGAGCAAAAATCAAAACATCAACGCTTTTTATCTTACTAATCAATCAAAAATCTTTTCAATTAACCAATGAAAACAGGACAACTCCAATCAATTAATCCCGGCAAGATTTTAGAATCCGCTGGCAACATCGTCAATTTTACGCAAGCACCGCCAGACGGCGCGATGGCTGGGCATATTGTTTCTTATGAAACCGACACTGCGCTGGTTCCCGGCGACCTGAATTATGCGGCGTTTAATCTTAGCATTATCAGCCAAGTTATTGTTTTTCAACAGGATAAGGATATTATTATTCAGTTCTGTTTTGAGCAAGATAAAGATTTGCTCACTGAAAAAGGGCTAATTATCGGCGAAAACTTTCCATACTCCGCTCAATTGCGGATGCAGGCAGGCTATAGCATTGTCAATGAAAAGGTTATCGTTACGCAAACCTTCCCGTCCTTGCTCTATTTAATCCTCAAAAAGAACGATACGCCCGTTCTATATATTAATTTTTCAGAGGAAATTCGCAACAATGTTATTCCACAAAATATCGCTCCAACTATTTTATAATCAACACTATGTCAAAAGAAAAAACAGAAGAAAAATGGGTCAGAATCACCTGCGAAGAATGCCTACCCATTCATAATGCCTTAGGCAAAGTAATATCTGAGCATCAAGCCGATACCTGCATAAAACCTTCATTGAGGGTTTTGATTTTGAAAAAAAAGATGCAGGATGAAAACGGAGGCTATGAAATTTTAGTCAAACCAAACTTTTCGGTTGTCGTCAATTTTGTTAATGACGAGCAAACAAAAGTTACCTATGCAGGCGTTCGTTTTGACGCGATTGTAACGGACTATATTCCTAAGTCTGAGCCATTTTTGAATAATAAACAATATGCGCATAGGGGGGCGCCGCAAAGATGATGGTCTATATTTCATTACCAATTACATGCTCCACAGACGCTCCAGAACGGGCAGAAAAAGCGGAAAAATTATTGCAAAATAATAATTTTGCATTTGTTAATCCTTTGAAATTAAATCATCAATATGCCCACTCGCTTGAACAAAAATATTTAGAAGAAGGTATGGATTTTACTCCAGAAATAGAGGATGATATTTGGGAGGCTTATCTCAATACTTGCTTAATTGCGGTGAAAGAATGCGATGGGATTTTATTGACAAATGGCTGGCGCAAATCACGCGGTTGCAGGCTGGAAGTTTTGTTCGCTTTGAGCAATAATATCACCCTATTTGATGCAATTTGTCATAAGATTTCTTTTGAACATTTGCGCATAATCCACAAAGAAATTATGAACGGAGACGGGCATACGATAACGCCAGAAATGGCTAAACAAACTGCCGAAGATTATGGTAATTTAATCATTGGAAATCAATTATTCGAATCTAAAATTAAACCCCAACCAGTATGCAAATATTAATCTTGGCAAAGCAACAAAAACATATTATTCCTCCGGACCCGTTGCAACTTTTTGAGCAAACAAATTCTCAAATAATAGAGCAGTATGCGAAGGGTATTGAGTCAGGAAAATTAACAGGTTCTTTTGCTAAAAAAATCTACCAACAATGCAAAAATTTGGAATATATCCGCGCCGAATTTCTGTTTATTTTGAAAGAAAATAAACAATTAAAACAAGCACTTGAATTTGCTTCAACGCCATTAAAAGAAATCATTCGCCAAGAAAAAATACAAGATATGATATTATTGGATTCCTACAACCACAAACACGTATATAATCTCATTGAATTATTAGCTTTTTATTCAGCCGCCAGCCACTTAGAAATCTATGCTCCATTGCCAAAAGAAGTACCTAACTCAGCATTGATAAATACACTAATAGAACAATATTTTTTATGTAAATCCCAAGCCATTTAATAATGTCTATCCCTATACCAAAGCCAGACCAAAAATCTAAAAAAGCAACCCAAAAAGTTGAGCCTAATGAGTTACAATCCAACGAACAAACACAACCCGAAACCACTACTCCCAACTCTTTTATTACCCATTCCAGCCTCAAACGTTTTTTACTTTCTCATTATAAATTTAGATTAAATTACATAAGCGGGGATGTAGAATATTACTGTATTGAACATCAAAAAGAAGAACCCATAAATAAAGCAATTGACCCTTTGTTAATTAAAGCCATTGAACCTACTGAATGGTTAGTAATGTACAATCACGAATTTAATTCAATTGCCATTAGATTAATGGACAATAAAATTATGATTTCAAAAGATAAATTAGATATGCTTTTGCGGTCAGATTTTGTTGAAAAATACAATCCATTAACCGATTATTTTAACGGATTAAAAAATAAAACAGACAATTCAATTGATTACAATCCTAATATAGATTACATCAAAGAATATACCGATGCAATTGAAATAAAAGGTGAAAATCAACAACGTTTTTATAACTATTTTAGAAGATGGTGCATAGCCGCAGTTGCCCAAGTAATGGACACCAATTTTATCTCCGCTCGGAACCATACCTGCGTTGTGTTATGCGGCAAACAAGGCGATGGAAAAACAACTATTTTAAATCGGTTATGCCCTGAAATTTTGAAGCGACATTTATACGTTGGAAAAATAGATTTAGAACAAAAAGATACACTCGGAATGCTCGCAAAATGTTTCATAATTAACATAGATGACCAACTTGGCGATTTGAACAAAAGAAGTGAAAATTCTCTCAAAGAAACCATCACCAAACCTTTTATAAAATTGCGCCCTCCTTATGGTAGAATTTTAGAAGATTATCCCCGTGTAGCATCATTCGTTGGCTCGGTAAATAACATAGATTATCTCTGCGACCCAACCGGCAATAGACGCTTCCTTTCCTTTGAAGTAGAGGAGATTGATTACAAAAAAAAACTCAATATTGATTATCTTTGGTTTCAGGCTTATAATTATTGGCTCGCTGGCGAAAAATATCATTTTACCCGTGATGAAATTACCGAACTCAATGAGCATAACAAGAAATTTAATCAGGTTAATTTGGAAGAAGAGACTCTATTACAATATTTTGAAAAACCCAAAAGAATAGAATTGGCTAAAACAATGATGCCAACATCTATGATTTTATCAAAACTTGAAAAAGATACTGGCTTGCGTTTGTCTATTCGCAAACTGGGTATTGCGTTGAAGGAGCATTTTGAAAAAGCAAATCGCCGTGATAAAAATGGCAAATTAGTTCAAATTTGGTTCTTAATTGAAAAATCACGGGACGAAATAAACGGAGTGGTTGAAACTCAAAATCTAAATGAACAAACCATACAAGAACAAAAATCTCAATCAATAGAAAACGAAAACACTGATGACCTACCCTTTTAATCCCGATTCAAAAACGGTTTTTTTTTGTGCAAAATTACAGGCTTGGACAATTTACCCAATTTATCCTACTTATCCTACATCATTAATTATATTATTATATAAGTATTTGATTTTAAGTAATTTACAAAACGTTTTTTGTTGTAGGATAACGCAAAATAATCCTACAACAATCTTACAACATCTTACAACATTGCTCTTTGTTAAGGTTCTCATTCAATTTAATATCTCAATCCTACATCAAAAAAGCATATTAAATATCAATAACTTAACCCTTGTTGTAGGATGTGTAGGATAAAACAGACAAAAAAGTAATAACAATATGCCAATATCAAAAGAAAAACAATCCCGATACCCAAATAACTGGAAGGAAATCTCCAAGCGCATCCGTTTTGATAGGGCGCAAAATGCGTGTGAATTTTGTGGAGCCAAGAACTATGAACCTCATCCGATAACGAAATCCAAAGTAATCCTAACCGTTGCCCATCTTGACCATACGCCCGAGAATTGTGATGACGAAAACCTAAAAGCCCTATGCCAACGATGTCATTTACGATACGACTTACATCGGCACATTGCCAACAGGTATGCAAATAAACATAAATTTCACCTTAAATTATTTTAAACAATTTAGAACTTTAATCAAAAATAAAAATGGAACAGCACATCAAAGAACTCATCGCCTTAGCAAAAAAAGTTAAACGTCAGTGCAAAATAAAGGATTTCGAAAGTGAAACGCATTGTAGAATTACACCGAGCATTGAGTTTTATCATCACGGCAAAGAGTTTGTTTTTATAACATTTTTTTATATTGAATATGAGGAATATAAATCTCCTATTGATTTACAGATAAATTTTATAAAATGCCTCAATCAAATTGAAGTTACTTTTGATTTCAACAATCTAACGACTGAGGATATGAGCAGGCTAATAAAAAAAATAAAAACAGAACTTAAACAAAAATAAAAATGGACATCATTCTATCAATCAAACCAATCTACGCCGATGCTATTTTTAGAGGCGATAAATTTTATGAGTTTCGTAGAAAAATATGGAATTTAAACAATTTCAATGTTAAAAATGATAAGATATTTGTTTACTCAACCGCCCCCGTTTCTAAGATAATTGGAGAATTTAACATATTGTCTGCTAATGAGATAGATATAAATTATTCGACATATTATAGACTTAAAAACTGGGGATATATCAATGAATAGGAATTTAATCAATATTTCAAAAATTGCTCAAAAGGCTGGGTATTAGTAATATACACAGTCAAACTATACCCTAATCCATTATCTATTAATGAGTTTGGATTAAAACGCCCTCCTCAAAATTTCTGCTATTGTAAGAAGCAATTCTAATAAATACGAATTCGGAGGAATTAAAAACTATCCAATTATATCCCATTTTATAAAAACGAACCTAATTGATTTGTGTGTAACTTTGCGCCCTCATAGGTTAATATGACGGTTAGAACTGCCAACATCACCAAGCGCAACGAACAACTTCGCAAGGACTTTGAAGCGTTGATTAATACCCCAATCAAGGTCAATAGAAAGGAAATAATGCCCACCACAGACCAAATCATTGCCTACCTCGCCAAAACCTACCACCTCTCAGCAGAAACCGTGAGGGACGTACTAAAATCACCCCCTCCCGCCCCGATGTGCGAACCCGCGCCAAACCCCAGGGAGAAACGCTTGCGGACTTCCGCGTCCTCCCCGGCAAAAATTAAACCCCATCCCTCTCCCCAAAAATAAGAAAATTGCTATAACAAACAAATATCACATATCATTTTAAATCAAAATCTTTCATTATGAAAAAAGACCAACACCTCCCAGCCTTTGACTTATTCCTCGCAGGCTACGACTACGACCAACTCGCCTCCATTTTTGAAGTAGATAAACGGACTATCTACCAATGGGCTGAGGATAATAACTGGCGCGAACGCAAAAACAAACGAACTCAATCCCTCAACAATATCCAAAATGATATTTTAGAAATGATAGAGTATGAAACTCAGGTAGTTAAACTTTTTATTAAAACGCAAACCTCCGAAGCCACCTTTGAACGCTTACCCACCAACCAAATAGACGGACTAAACAAACTCCTTGCCTCATTCAAAGCCACTATTATCAAAGAATCCAAACAAAATTATTACAATATTTTTACCGCTTTTGCAAACTACTTAGAAAACCAAAATATTGACAATAGACAAGAAATTGTGCGCCTCGCCGATGCCTTTTTGAAAGAAAAAATACGCGAATTTTCAAAATAGCCCAAAAACACCCTAATTAACTATAAACCAACTCAATAGAAAAAGTTTAACTCCGTTTTTTTGGAGTACAACTCCGATTTTTTGGAGTAGAACTTTCTTGAATTTGGTGCGAGCCAACCCCCTACCGAACTTTGCGGCGTTATTCATAAAACCAATGCCCAAACCCACCAAAAAAGAAATTTATATTGACGAATCAATAGACTCGTGGGTATTACAGGATTTTACCAACCAAATCCGTGATTTACAAAGCGGTGATGAATTAGAAATCCATATTAATTCAGGTGGCGGAGGCGTTTTCGAGGGAATTGCGATGTATAACCGAATCCTATCCCTCCGTGAAAAAGGTATCCAAGTCAAAACCTGCATAGACGGTATCGCCGCCAGCATTGCCAGCATAGTAGCCATCGCAGGAAGCCCCGTCTGCATCGGGCAAAACGCAACCTTTATGATACACAACCCGTGGGCAATGACTATCGGAGATGCAGATGCACACACGCAACAAGCCCAAATTCTAACCCAAATCCAAGCCCAACTCATTGATACTTATAAACAAAAAGGAATCCATACCGAAGAACAACTCAAAGACTTATTAAAAAACGAAACCTATCTAACCGCTTCCTGCGCCAAAGAAATGGGTTTTGTTGACGAAATCTTTAATCAAACCGTTGAGATTAGTCCTAAAAACTTCAAAAACCTAATACCCAATCAATTACAACATCAATATTCACTCGTAATTAATAATAAAAATATGGATAAACCCACACAGGAACCCGCAAAACCGCAGGCTTCCACAGATGGTTCTAATTTGGAACTAACTGAAACGAAAAAACAAATCCAAAACCTTGAAACACAATTACTTCAATTAAGGGCAGAAGGATTAGTCAATGCCGCAATTCTGCAAGGCAAAATCGACCCAGATGCCAAAGACGAAGCCATTAATATCGCCAAAGCAGACCCAAAATGCTTCGAAGCATTTATCTCCAAAATCAAAACCCCAGAAACCCAAGCCCCTTCAATCTTTGATTTGGTTATAGCCGCCAATCAAATGCAAGCCCAAGCCCAAGCCGCCCCCAACGATAGAAAAAATTGGGACATACGCCGATGGGAAAAAGAAGACCCCGAAGGCTTGAAAAAAATGTTTGAAACCAACAAACCACTCTACGATAAACTTGAAAAACAAACTTACGCAAACTAAACCACTCAAATTAAAAAATTATGGCATCAATTCAACAATTATGGACACGAGATATTAAAGAATATCTTTATAAACAAAGTGTTGTCAAAAACACGGCAACGGACTTAAGTGCCTATATCAAAGGCAACCAAATACATATCCCCAATAATAGCACAACATTAGGAATTGTAGAAAACAGACTAACCTACCCCGCAACAATGGCGGCAAGGGTTGATACTGAAACCATAATCGCCCTAAAAAAATACGCCTGCGAAAACCCAACCATCTTCCATTATGAAGAGGATATGATTCATTCCTACAACAAACGGATGAGTATTATCAAATCGCAAGCCAATTTCATTAAAGAAAAATTTGATTCCCGTCTTTTATGGAACTGGGCAAATACCACCTCCGATTTAGATACAACCGGCGCAGTAAACCCTGCCACCGGCAAGCGTAGACTGCTTTTTGTAGATTTTTCCGATGCGGTAAAAAGATTAGATTTGCAAAACGTACCGGTAGAAGGTAGGGCATGCATATTGCATACCGAAATGTTTTACGATTTGCCCTCCGACCCCGCTTTTTCAGGTGGGTTTTTAGTAAATTATTTAGACAAATCCCAAAAAAATGCTGATTCTGATTTATTAAGATATCAAGGTAGGCTATTAGGCGTGGATATTTATACACGCACTTGGACCCCCCGCTATACTGATGCCAACACAAAAGTAGCCATAATGACGGTTACAAATCAAATTGATGACGTAACTGTCGTAACCACAGACCGTTATTCAGGCATTTTTTATCAAAAAGATGCTGTTGGTTACGCATTAGGAGATATTACTTTTGGGTTAAATAGAATGGTACCAGAACTTGACAATGCCGATACTATGCAAACGGTTGTTTGGGGTGGCGGCGAAAGATTATATACAGGCTCACAAGGCGTAGTTGTACTTAGACAAGGAGAATAAATTTTTTCATATTAGAAAGCAATGAATAAACCAGCAATTCCTACCAGCCTATTGATTATCAATTTCTTAATTGATATGACCCAATATGTTAATTTGATATTGGCTTTGCTGGGGATTTGCTGGCTATTGTTTAGTGCTTATTTAGACTTAAAAAAACGGTATAATAACAACGAAGTTCACGGCAAATTTTACGATTTTCTTTTCAAAAAATGAATTCCTTTACCAAACATATCATCGGTTACATCACAACCGCAGTCTTAATGGGCGGGGGAGGCATATTGTTGAATAGAAATGACAATACAATCCGCAATGAACCCGCCAAAATTATTAATGCCCCGAACAACAAAAAAGTCTATATTAGAAAGGCAATCGTTTGGGGGTCAGAGGATAAGATTGAAGTTGATACCTTGATAACCCTTTGGCGTTCCAAAATACGCAAAACTCCCGAAGCCCTGATGCTTGCCAAAGCCCTACACGAATCAGCCTTTTGCCCCTATATTTTTAGATACGAGTTTGGGCAACACAAAGATAACCCATTGTGGAAGAAATATACTGAGTTTCAGGCTACAAGCGGAGGTTTATTTCAATTAATGGGCTTCAATTGGCAATATTCGCCTGATAATTGGGATGATTTGTTATCCATTGAAAAACAATTAGATGCCTATGATAATTTTATGTTTCATTGCTTTTATTTGGCTGAATTAGCCAAAACAGAAAAGCCGCTTGAATACCGCGTCATAGCCGCTTATTTCAATACCTCAACCGTTGGCGCAACCGCACAAAACATACTCATTGAAGCCAATTATCAAACTTTTTTACGCTTTCAAAACAAAGACTCAATTTTACTTAAAAACCTCAAAATCAATTTATTATAAATATATGTATATAGGAGAAACATTCCAACATTTATGGGCATTAACCGATGCCGCTGGCAAACCGATTAACTTATTGGATGAAAAAGCGAAAGATACCAAAGTTATCAAAGCCTCTTGCGATTTCATCAATAACAGCATTTCTTATTGTTCATTGCATAGAAATGTTGATAAAAACGAATTTGAAATCACTCAAAAAGACCCAACTTCAATCGGTTTCAAACTCACAGCCGACCAAACAGCAAAATTGCCAGTCGGACCCCTTTACGTAAAATTGAAATTGACTTTCTTTGTTTCTGGAGCCGCCCCAGAAGTAAAATATTTTGAAAAATATTTAGAAGACGTAAAAATTGGCGAACCTAAACGAAATTAATTCACAACTCATTAATATATAAATCATTATGCCATTACCAGAATCAATCAAACAAGGCGAGGATAAAAGATTTCTCGTAACCATCGCCGAGAATGGAACGCCAATTAATGTTGGAAATGCAACAACTTTGCCAACTATTTGCGATTCAATCCAATGTATAATTAAAGGGGGGCAATCCGCAGGCTCTACAGAATATGGCACATTGGGCTATTTAACGAATGACGCATTGGGCGAAATCCAACCCCACGCAACCGATACGGATAAAGTTTATCTCAAATTACGGGAGGGTTTAACGAAGGATGTACCTGCCAATACCTCTCTTTTCGCTATTTTTCTTATAAAATTTACCGACCCCGAATATTCTCCGGATGGTCAGGATAAAGAAGTTGACCCTATCCATATCGCAAACATTAAAACCGGACACGCCAAAGCAATTTAACCATTTAACCAAACAAAAATATGCCCGTTTTACTTCAAAACACACCCTGCTCAGGTGCAGGCGATTTCAATGATTATTGTTGCGGCGGCTCCGAGCAAGGAGGCTTACGTCATACTTATTTCGTTGACAAAGAATATGATAGAATTACGTTACAGCCTGCCATTGCCGCCGCATTGCTATTAGGTACGGAAGCATTGCAGGATGCGGCAATAATTGCCGCATTTGATGCCGCCAGAGCCAATGGGAAAGCCTTTAAAATATCCGATGTCAAGGGTACTTTTGAATCCAGCAATGAAACCAGCGAAGGTTTCGGCGACAATGAATTGGAGGTCTTGGGCGCAATGGCAACGACAACTTTCGATAGCCGTAAAGTGCGAAATAATATGCCTAATCTGGGCAAACTCAACGGATTAACAAATTTCGTACAGTATTATACAACTGAAAATATACTTTGGTATACTGCCCAGCCCGTAACAATTGAGACAATGTTTAAGGGAGGCACCACGAAAGAAAAAGTTTTACAAAATTTTAAAACGACTTGGCGCATCCCGCGTGATAGCAATGGTGAGTTTGTTTATCCCGACCATTATCGCAAACCCGAAGGCTTATTTGCTTGTTCTGACCAACCCGATATTCTTTTCTTAAATACATCGCCAGCCCCAAGTATAGTATATTTTAATTTTGGAATCCTATTTGATACCCCTTGCGCGGGCGGCGGTAGTATTAATTTAAATCAAGTCGTAGGCAGTATTGATGGACTTATAACTGGTAGTTTTCAATCCTTTACAATGCCAATCCCTGCGAATAATATTGCCAATATAATTTTTGCAATTTTACAAACAGCCGCAATAACACCGGGTCAATTACTTACTTTTACTTTCCAATTATCTGGCTGTAATGTAGTTCCTGCCCAATATGTAGCAATTCAAGTTCAAATGTAATGACAATGGCAAAGAATAAAAATATTATGGTTAGTGAGCCAATAGAAAGCAATTTACCCTCCGAATCAGAAAATAATTTGGAGGGTAAAATTGTTGAAACCAATGCCCAAGCCGATGATTTATTATTAGGTGCGGCAGAACCTATTTCAGATGAGGAAATGAATAAAATATTGCAGGATGCGCTCAAACAAGGCAAAATACAACCACCGCAATATGAAGCCTTTATGAATTTATTGAAAAAAGAACCCGAACTCACCCTAAAATTAATTGAAACGCTACCCAATCATTCCCCGCACCCCGATTTTCATTCCAGAAATCCAACTCAAAACGGAATGCCTGTAATAAGCCAAGCCCGACAAGTTGGACGATCTATTAAAACCAGTATAGCAACGCCTCCGCAAACAGAACAAACAACAAAACCTACTACCTACGACACCACAACCGTTTCAACAGAAAGAATAGAGCAAATAAGCAAAGAAATTAACTAACTAACTATTTGGGTATGAATCAAGTACATTATCCGCCTCCGCTTGACCCGATTCCCAAATTGCTCTATGATACAGGTTGGGTGCATTCACGTTCCAATTGCCCGTGCAAAGGTACTGATTATCACAGCGTTTTCTCTCGAAAAAGAAGCGCGCTCTATGTTTATTGGAATGCCGACAATTTCAAAATTGATAATTTCCCAAATCAAATTATTGGCAAATTAAATGAATTATATGCAAGTTTAACGATTAAAAATTAAAAAATGTTCAATTGGAACAAGAAAAAATTAGAAAAAGAAAAAAACAATAACCCCAATGCCCCGGCAGGTTGGAATGGAGCGCATTGCGAAAAACAAATTGTAAAAGCATTCATTCACAACGAAATACACTATTTTACCTTCGCCGATATTGCGGATTTACCCAATGAAAGAGCCATTTACGCCGTTCGCTATTTCCAAGAAAACGAAATGAAATGCGACCTTGATTACCTAAAAACCCACGCCCTTGCCGTTAAAACAGCCATAAATGCAAAAGATTTCTATAAATTAACCCAACTCAATTCCGATTTAGACGATAGGACCGAATGGCTTTTTGAACCTTCCATTATCTTAAAATGTGCCTCCCTTGTCTATTTTGATGCCACTGAAAACCCAAATCGTTTCGTAGAATCCTTCGCAAAAGAAAAGATAAAACGTTGGATAGAAGGTGGTTTGACTGATTTTTTTTTGCATCTGCCCATCAAAGCCTTGTTTCCGAAAATGGTTATTTCGCTCGACTCCGATACCGATACGCAGAATTATTTGAGTCTGACGACAAAGAAACAACTAAACCAACTTATGAAACTTTACGAAGTTGTCAAACAAACATCCACTTCAACCACGATAAGTTCCTTTTTAGCCTCGTCCAAAACGGAAAACTTGGATATGTTGAAGCAACTAACCTAAGTATGAATGATTTATATTTTATTTGTGAAAGATTAAAAGAATACTACGATAACCAAAAAAATAAACCTACCCAAGACGATGACCGCTAAAGAATTTCAAAAAATAGTGCAAAAAGAATCGGAAAAATTCTTATTAGGTCTTGGCGATAAAACGATTAAGCATTTCCAAGCCAATGTGAGACGGCGCAAATTAGTCAAAAAAGGCAATTTATTAAATAGTTTTAAAATGTCGCAATTCAAAAACGGTTTTAAAATTATAAGCATGATGCCTTACGCAATGCCCGTCCATCAAGGAACTTGGAAATCGGGAGGCTTATGGCAAAGTTTCGCCCGTAAAACCAAAACCGGCTCCACAACCGTCAAAGAACACCACAAAAAACCAACCAGTTCCCGCCAATTTATGCGCCCCTCCAAACTATTTTTAAATGAAATCATTAATGATTTAGAAAAAATTTACACAGCCCAAACAGGTTAAAAAATATGAAAATAGAAAACATAGAACAAGCAGAAGTCGCCCTCCGCGAACTCAAAAAAGCGGATAATGCCGTTGCCAAAGCAAAAAACGCACTTGAATTAGAAAAAGCCAAACAGCAAGAATTGATTGATGCGCTGGAAGAATTTGCCAATCAAACAGGCATTTTAGGCTTGCATTCCACTCCCGACGGCAGTTTCGGAATGGCAGAAAGTAGCCTTACCACAAAATTAGCAATAGGATTAACCGATGAAATAGCCATTCAACGATTGATAGAAGCCAATTTAACCCAATTTTTTAGAACCAAAAAAGAACTCGCCAAAGACGAAATTAAAAAAGCCTTTAATAACAAAGACCCTAACGTTGAGGCACTTACGAACATAGGTATCACTTGCAATAAACCCCTCAAATTCTCATACAAATAAAAAATGTTCCTACAGCCTGACGACCTCATATTAAGTCTCGAAGAAAGTCAATATCAGCAATTACGCGAAGGTAGGGCTACCCAATTGCATTTCTGTTTAAAAAGAGCCGAAGAAGAGGCAAGGGCATTAATCCGCACACAATTTGAAGAGACTACGCTTTTTGAAGTGCCTAATCCTTTGGATAGAAATGCTTTGTTGATTGGTATTGTCGTTGATATTGCCGTTTACCATTTTTTAAAAATGGCTTCGTTGCAAGAAATACCTGATAAATATATCAAAAGTTATGATGAGGCGATGATAAAACTTAATCGCATCCACAAGGGTTCATTAGTGCCTGCGGGCTTCCCCCCCAAAGTTATCAACACTGACGGTAAAACTAACCATACTTTTATGATGGAATCGGCAACTAAATTCAGACATGAGTACTAAAATCGCAAAAATATATAATACGTTTAAAAACATTTTCGGACAACAAAATTATCCGAACCCAACCCCTTTGCCCCCAGCCGAAACCTCAACAAAAACTACGCGCTATTTACCCCTTGACAAACTCATTTACGAACCCGAATCCCGACAAAAAGAAGATATACAAAGTTGGCGAAATGCCCTACTCTCTGCCGAAGATGTTTACAGACCGCGCCGAGATGAATTGTATAGATTGTATCGTGAAATTATTTTAGATAATCATCTCCAATCCGCATTGAATATTCGCCGCCAACGAATCCACGCGATGCCACCTGTTATTTACGATAAAAACAGCGTCTCACAACCCCAATTCTCTGCTCTTTTTAACTCAGGCTGGTTTGAAAATTTTGTTTATAATTGTATGGATACGCTCTTTTGGGGGCATACTTTATTAGAAATAAAAATTCAAAATCAAAACGTTCAAATCAATCTAATCCCCCGCGACAATGTGCGCCCCGAATGCGGCGAATTCGTAATCAATATCCACGATGAAAAAGGTATCCCCTATCGTATTTCTCAATTCGCAAATAGCCTCATTGAAATTGGCGGAACGCATACCTTGGGCTTGCTCAATAACGCCGGACCCATCGTTCTTTTCAAAAGAAATACGCTAATTTGTTGGTCGGAATTTTGCGAAGTGTTTGGACAACCGATTGTCATCGCCAAAACCACCTCCCAAGATGCTGAAAGAAAGGGCAAAATAATGGAACAACTCAAAAAACTTGCCCGTTCCGCAAGAGCCGTTTTTGAACCCAATGAAGAGATAGCAATTTTAGAAAGCAAGCGCGGCGATGACCCCAAAATATTTAGCGTTTTAGTTGAAACCTGCAACAAAGAACTCTCAAAATTAATCGTAGGGCAAACGATGGTGTTGGATGATGGAAGTTCAAAATCCCAAGCCCAAGTCCATGACCTACTTTTTGACGATATTACTCTCTCCGATAAACGTTATGTAGAACGTATTGCGAATGAACAACTTATCCCTAAATTAATCGCCGCAAACATCCTTTCCGAAGGCTCAATTTTAGAACTTGAAAAAGATATAACCCTTACGCCAACCGCCCACGCATCAGTAATTGCCCAATTAAGCCCCTATTACATTATCCCCGATGAATACATCAAAGAAAATTTTGGTATGGATGTAAAAGCCCGCCCAGACCGACCATTACCAACAAATTCAACTAATAAAAACATAACTCAAACAAATTCAAAGAAATAGAAAATGGAAGAAAACGCACATTTCGCCCAACCACGCATCTTACTCAATTCGCAAATTTTCAATGCAAGCACTACCCCTGCGGTTATCGCAGGCTCGGGATTTATTCTATCCTATCCTTCAAATATAACCTTATTGTGTGATGTCGCAAATACAGGTTCTATTACACCCTGCGAGCCGCATATCGGCATTTATGATGCTGTAACCAATGTGTTAATCAAGGATTTTAGTTTTACGACCGGCGCCATCAATGTCTTTTCAATTCAACAAACGCCTAAGTTTATCTTGTCAGCCAATCAACGTTTTATACTCTATTTATGGCGCATCGGTGGCTCTGGCGCACCTTTGAGAGTCTTAGCACAACATATTCAATTACTTCAAAGATAAAACAATGGAAATATTCCCTTTCAATTTCAAAATCACGAACAACAATCAACTCCCATCAATTGCTTTATTATCAAACCTTTACGCAGAAAAAATCTACCATAAAGGGTTAATAATTGAAGAAAAATATCATAAATGCTTTGACGAGGAAATGCAGGAATATTGCGAAGTGCTTGCCACGATTCAATATGCTTACGACTTGAAAAACAAGAAGTTAATAACTACAATTAACTGGAATATCACTGACCCAGTCGACCCAAATAACCTTATTCTCCAAGAAATCCGTACCCGCAAAATGAGTGATGAAGAAATAACTTGGCTAATTTATAAACAAACGATTATTAACACAAAAACTATTATTGCCCCAACTAAACGAATATTATGACACTAAAAGACTACTTCTACATACCTATCTTGCTGATAATGTTAGGTTTATTGGGCTTATCCCAATGCCAAAATCATAAATTAACAAAGATCATTGGCAACATAGATTCCAAGCAAGACCAACTCTTGGAGCGTACCAACAAATTAGAATTCGGACAAAAAGTCATCGCCGATTCCATCGGCAAAATAGAAACCAATTTTTTTCAAAATGTAAAAAAAATCAAAATTTATAAATAAATGGCAAAGGCAAATATTATCCTCAAATTCTCTGCCGAATGGCAAGATTTAGAAAAAAGCATCCAAGATATATCCAAACTCACCGGTGCTGAGGAAAAACTTGCCCAAACCGTAAAAAAAGCCCATACCGAATCCAAAGAACGAATCGGCGCGCTGGAAGCCGAACAAAAACAACTCGCCCTACTTTACACAGCCCGTAAAAAAGCCCACGACCCCAATACCATAAAAGAACTCAACAAACAAATTGGTATAAGCACCCAGAAAATCAAAGAGTTAAAGGGTGAAACAACGGGTTTAGCAGGCGAATTTCAAAAACTATTAGGTCCGCTCAAAAATCTCGGTCCCTTGATGGCGGCTACCTTTGCCACCACCGCCCTCGTCAATTTTGGCAAAGATGTCCTAATGACCGCCGCCAAATTTGAACAAACCAAAACTTCTTTTGAGGTAATGTTTAAATCTGCCGATAAAGCGGAAGCAAAACTAAAAGAATTAGCAGATTTTGCTTCAAAAACACCCTTTGAAATAGCACAAGCGGAAGATGCGGCAAAAGTACTTTTCGCCTTTGGAATAGAGGCAGATAAACTCAT